TGGACCTCGCGGTCCTCACCTGCGTTCTACGGAACGTATGATGTGGCAGTTTATTTATGCCGCATCGCTCCAAGTTTGAAAGGAGTCGTTGTGTCCTGGAGATATCAAGATGATCGTGGCTTCTTGGGTACATACTATCGTGATGATACCCATGAAGTCGTGCCTATCGAATTTGTTTCGACAAGCGCCGCTTATCTTATGTCAACAGGAAAAGAAGGCCATTGGGGTTATCCAGATTTGCCTGGCGCTCCCGATTGTGGAGGAGTATTCGGTCTGACCTATAAAAAGGTTCAGCGAACTCCAACACCAGTCGGGCACGTTCAAGCAAAATTGGGCTATAGTACTCACCACTATAGTGGAAGTATTATAGCGAACCTTTCTGCTCCTAACGGTCCAGCATTTGTTGATGGATCCGCTTGGGGTGCAGAGGCCTACAGCAAGATGAAGCCTGATAACAGTATCATGAGCGGCCTTAATGCTATTTATGAGCTTAAGGACGTTCCTGGCATGTTACAGCAACGGTTTCTCAAACAAGGATTAAGCGGGATAGGAGATTATTATCTCGCTTTAAAATTTGGTTGGGAACCGCTTCTACGAGATATTCGCGACTTTGTGCTAACACAGCGCAAAGCTCAAGAACGTCTCGCAAACCTCTTGCGCAACGAAGGCAGGCCCGTTCGACGGAAATTAATTCTGAAGAACACTGCGTCCGACCCTGTAGTGTCACCTGACATTACGGGGCTTGACATTTCCCCAAATTTCGTCACTTATTTCTTTGACGATCCGGGTCATGTTCGGACGTCCACGCAATCTACAGAAACGGTCTGGGGCTCTGCCCGATTCCGAGTCTGGTTGCCTGGAGGCCCACGTGATATTGCTTGGAAACGACAGATGTTGGCGGCCCTTTATGGGTTTCGTCCAACACCTTCTGTAATTTACAAAGCAATTCCGTGGTCATGGTTAGTCGATTGGTTCGGTAACGTTGGCCATGTTATTCATAACATGGACTCTGATATCGGAGCAAGGACTGCTGCTGATTACTGTTATGTGATGAGAGAAATCAAAACGACAGGCACGAAGAGTGCCACCGTTAGGATGTATCCCTATCACAATATAGCTAATCCGCAAACCATTACTGCCACTTCCACCTGGACGACTGGCTCTAAGGCCAGATCCAAAGGTGATCCTTTCGGCTGGAACACCAATCAAAATTCATTGAATGGTGTTCAGCTTTCGATATTGGGAGCCCTAGGGCTTTCCCGACTTCGTTAGCACTGACCCGCATACTGGTTAAGTATGCTTGTGAGCGTAATAAAGTAAGGAGCTTCTAGTGCTTGCTGATCCTCAGTCTGTCACCGTTAACGCTGTGGCCATTCCTCTGCCCAGGACCAATCAAGGTCCTTCGCAGAATTTGTACACGTCGCAAGACGGTAAAACCACGATGACAACGAAGCAGAATACTACTACTGCCCGTTTTCGTCGTGAAGTCCGACTGTCTCAGACGAAGGTTGCCGCAGATCCTATCTCGGCAATCAATCGTGAGTCAGGCGTCAGTGTGTATCTCGTTATTGACGAGCCACGCTCTGGCGTATTTTCGGATGCTGAGATCGGCTACCTGATCGATGCCTTGAAAGCTTGGTCAACTTCGACCAATTATAACAAGGTACTCGGCGGAGAATATTGATAACTACTCGTGAGCTTTTTGTGCTCATTTGTACTTCAATATTATCCGTACTCTTCATGGTTGTATTCATGTTGAGTATCCGGTAGTTCCCAATTGGAGCTAGCCTAGACGGTCCTGTATTCCTCACTTTAAAGGAGGTTACAGTGAAAAGACCGACCATGCTCGTCAAGACCATTCTGAGACAACTCAGTCTGGATCTAGACTTGTCCGTAGAACGCGATCTTCTACGAATAGAAGATCGTTGTAAACACGAGGGGCTTTCGTTTTTCACGATTACCCTTCCCTTACTCTCCAGTGCCCTTGAATTAGGGATTGAGAGAGGGACGTTCACATGCCCTTCGGCTTTCGCCCGGCATGGAAGTCTCCCCCGTTTTATGGGAGGTTTCTTCAAACGTGTGTTTACTTTAGACGGTAGGCTACTCGATGAGCCGTGCCCTTATACCATCGCTGGTATTCGGCAAGTTTGTTGTTTCTTTAAGAAACTAAAACTTGAGTGTAGTCCTAAGCGTAATGCTCAGGCTACGCAGCATTTCATCGACGTAGAAGGCGATCTCCGTATGATGACTTCTCAAATAGAGAGAAAGGATATTATCCTTGACAAGATTTCCGGAATACTATGGTCTCAGGTTTTTCCTGAGCTTAGTTACCTTGATCTTGTTTGTCATCACGGCCCTGGTGTCACTGCTGATCGCTATGCCTCTAATCAGAGGTATCGCATCACAAAGTGGAACCATCGATCGGAGCATACCTTCCCCTCTGACCTACACTGCTACCCCAATTTTGGAGTCGCAGCAGAAGCCAGTTGTACAGGAGAAGGTAACGGCTGTACCCCTGGGGTCGAATACCTCAAATTAAGGGATGAGAATCCCGTTCGAGTAGTATTCGTTCCTAAGACACAGACAACGCCACGAGTCATTGCGATAGAGCCTTCACATATGCAATATATGCAACAGTCCGTTAAGGACTATGTATATACCATATTGGAGACCCATCCACTGACTTCACAATCTATCCGCTTCTCGCGGCAAGACGTGAATCAGAGACTCGCCTACACTGCAAGCATTGACAGACGACTAGCTACGCTAGACCTGAAGGATGCGTCAGATCGAGTGCATTTGCACTTAGTCCAACGCATTTTTAAGACCTCAGGGCTACTCCAGTACTTGGAGGATGCTCGGTCTTTGCATGCAGTCTTACCCAACGGTAAGAACATAGTTCTGTTTAAGTATGCATCGATGGGATCAGCATTATGCTTTCCTGTCGAAGCAATGGTATTTTATACCCTTATCCAGAGTGCTATGCACATACTCGATGGGCGGCGTCCGAGTTCTCAGTCGATTCGCCGGTATGGCAAATTGATTGATATCTATGGAGACGACATTATTGTCCCCGTAGAATACACGGACTTCGTCGTGAAGTACCTTGAGAGCTTCGCTCTTAAGGTTAACGTCAACAAGTCTTTTAAGGCAAGTGCCTTTCGAGAATCTTGTGGTGAGGACTTCTTCAACGGTATACCGGTTAAACCCGTGTATGCTCGCGAAGTTCCTCATGACGATTCACGACACTGGAATGCATCCACGATTATGTCCTGGAACGCTACTGCTGATCTCTTCTACATGAAGGGTCAGTGGTTAGTTGCCCAGCATATTCGTGACATGCTTCGTCGAGTGGTGAAACGTACCATACCCCGTTCTAGAAAACCTGGTTCGGGGTTATTCCACTTAAGTTTCCTTTTTGATACTCATTGTCATTACGACAGTAAGCTTCATAATTGGAAACAAAAGAGAATAATATTCGATCCTACTAAAAAGAAGGATAAAATAGATGGAGACGAAATCGCCTGCCTCAACAAGTGGGGCATCAGTACCAGAGTTCGATCCGAATCTTATTCGTATCGAACTTCCAGCAAACGTAAACCTTACTGGGTATACGCCTCTGCCGGATCAAGTGCCGTTCTCACGAATAGCACTAGTCTGGGACGTGATGTCCCGCGAAGTGACGCGACTCTCCTTGAACGTGGGATATCGCCTGTTCAACCAGGAATGCAGAATGATGGGGATTCCCCCTGTTCATTATGTAACCTGGAAGAACTCAGCGAGATTCGCAGTTCAAGCAGTACTGACGAAGGACATCCACCATCTTCTGCATGCGTAAAATTTGCAGAGGTTTGGTGGCCAGATCCGTTAAGTCATCTCACTGACGACGCAACGGAGCTGGATTTCCTTTCCAGCGTGAAGCGCGGTGGCTTCAAGTCGAAACACCGATGGGTTAGCCTCGCTGGCTAACGGGCATTAATGCCCTGAGGAGATGGAAGAGTTAGACTCTCCAATCCCTAATATCGGTTCACTCCGG